GACGAGCCACTCGCATTTGAAAACCTTGCATGGGTCTTCAGGATGGTTGCCATAAATAGAACATCTTCCACTCTCCAAATAGTGACAGGGACGCCCCTTCCAGAAGGGATGTCCATGTGCGCTTCCATGTAGGTGGCCTTCGCAACATTTGCTGCAGGTCCCGCAAACTCGAGGTGGAGTTGTTACAGAAGCGTCGTTCAAGACTGCAACCGTCGCCTCGTCGGTTACATCCCACTTAGCCATGACGTTCCTCCTTGATCTCGTCGTGCAGCCACTGGCCATCCTTTTCGCCGTAGTCATCCTGAAGCTTGTGCAAGAGCCAATCGCCACGGTCCTCGTCGTCATCCAGATCGTCGTCGATCTCGCCCACCCCGCCGCAGTTTTCGCATTCGTCTTCGTACTCCTCAATGAAGCCGCTGTCGTTGGATGCGGAATGGCGGCGCTCGCGCTCGAAGAGCTGGGTCCCCGAACCTTGGCACTCGGGGCAGGGCTTGGTGTGTTTAGTCATGGTCCGGCTCCTCGGCCTCGTTGGCCAGCCTTTCGATCCAATCTTCGTCATCGTCACGATCCTCCTCGCCGTACTCAACCGTGCCGAGCCCGTCGCAGTACTCGCAGTCCACCGTTGACTCGAGGATCACGGAGCTCTTGATCTCCTCCGTGATGTCTATGGTCCCTCTGCCTTCGCAGTCCGGGCAGGTTTCAATTCTTATCATGCTGCGTCTCCCATCTTTGGTGCGTGATATGCTTTCTTGATGCCGAAGGCCGGGTGCCCAGACCAGAAGCCCTCGATCCACTGGTACCAAAGCCCGTCCTTGCGGAGCGTGGTGTTCTTCCAACCCTCCTCGGCCCTGCGCCAGTGCCCCCGCGTGTAGTGCAGGGGCATGCAGCGCACAGGCTCGTCACGGGTGAGCTTGGCCTTGGTCTCTTCGCCGATGTTCCACGTGATCTTGTGCCATGCGTCGGCTGCGTAAGTCCCGCTGCGCTTGGCCGCGCGGCGCTCCTGCCTCGATCCGGCAGGTTCTTTGATGGTGAAGCCGGGTTGGTTCAAGATCGAGCACATGGCGGCAACGGTGAGCGTGTGCATGGAGTAGATTTGTTGGTCCTCTGGGCGATCCACAGATGCGTCATTGGAGATACGAAGCGAGTCCGCCACCCCAACCCGATAAGACCCTTGAAGCAAGGAACCGAAGTAAGGAGAAGTGATATACACGTGGTACTTGTCGCTCTTAGTGTCGGCAACGGCAAGGTACATGAATGGAAGGTTCTCTGCCCGGCCCTCAAAGGTGATCCGTGTGCCGGGTGACCAGAACGCACAGACATTCGACGGCAGGCGGCAGTCGCTGTCCAAGACAAGCTCGTCAGTGGTCTTCCCGCCAAAGGTGTTCTCGTAGACTTGGTCCGTAGCCCGACCAACGCTCTCGTCGATTTGGTAGAAGTCGCACTCCGTCAGCACTTCAAGCACGTCCTCTGCCAGCTCGATGTCGTCTTCCGTAACGCCCGGCATGTCCTTCACAAGAAGCTGCGCCCTCCGGCACATCTCCGCCATCTCGACAACGGAGCTCGGCTCTCGGACCTTGGTCATGCGTGAAAATCCTCCACGCCAAAGTCGCCGCCACTGATCAGAGCAAAGGCAAACATGCCGGGGTGGTCGTTCTCGAACCGCTCTCGCGCCTCGAACTGGGTCTGGCAGGAATAGATTTCGTAGGCCATGTTCAGGTCCTCGTCTTGCCACATGAAGAGCCAGCGCATCACCATCTCCCCAACCGTTCCAGCGCCACATACGAGCGGGTGAATGACTTGATCATCCGATCCACGGCTGCAATGTCCCAGTTGAACGAGTCACGCAGGTCCTCCCCGTCGGGGTCGTTTGCGGCAATTTTGCCCCGGCACCGGACAAGAGAATGGCGGTACTCTTCCAACGCGCAGATGATGATGTCGGTGTCGCTTGCTCCAAGTTGAATGGCCATCACACCACCTCCCCGTGCGCCCGCATCAAGGCCCTCAAGCGCAGCACCAGCGCCGCGCGCTGCATGTAGAACGTCATCTGGGCAACATCCCCGTAGTCAGGCATCTCGCCAAACTCGCTGGCGGTGATGTCGTTCAGGGCACAGGCCAGAGCTACGTTGGCCTGATCAAGGGTCAGGCAGATCATCTGTTCTTTGTTCTTGGGCATTGTAGTCTCCTTGGTTTGTTGTGTTGGTATGACTTGTGTACTACAAACAAGTTGGGGTGTCAAGGTTGGGGGTGAGGGGTGCTTGGGTGGGAGGTTCGCGGGCCTCGGACCTTGGTGCTTTACGAGTTCTCCTTATAGCGCCAAATCTCAAACGAAAAAAAAAAAAAAAAAATAAATTCAAAGTGACCGTAAACACCGTAAAATGCGTAAATATGACCTATAAGTATTTGATTTCCACAAACATTATTTTTTACACTACGAAAAAGTCATTTACGGTTCATCGTAAAATCTTCTCAGTCTGCCCTGTCCACTTTCGTTTTCTGCAGGCGAAACGCCTCTCGTTTGGGAAAAATCGCTATAAGGGGAACTCGGCAGAGGCCCTGCTTGTAAAGACTTGCCGCGCCCGGTATGATTGTTGAAACACCACAAGTAGACAGGTGCAGCATGGTTGAGAAGAAGAAGCCGGGGCCAGTGCCTCGGGCGAAGTGGGAAAAACTTGTTGACCCCGAGCCCCTCTTGAAATCGCAGGCCGAGCTGGAGCTCGAAGAAGAGTTTGGCCGGGAGATCACTGTCAGGCAGCGAAAATTCTGCGAGGAGTATGTGGAAGGGCGGATGACCGCATCCGAATGCGCCCGGCAGGCCGGATACAATGTTGCCTCGGCTGGCGACATCGCCTCGAAGCTTCTGAACGGTCGCGACTTCCCGCACATCCCCCGATACATTGCCCAGCTCCGCGAGGAGAAGGAGCGTCTCTATGGCGTCACCCTGTCGGGCCAGCTTGAACGGCTTTACAAACTGTCCCGCGCCGCCGAAGACGGCGGGCAATTCTCTGCCGCTATCAACGCGGAGAAGATCAGGTCTGCGCTTGGTGGCCTGACGGTTGACCGCCGCGAGAACATCAACACCATCGACCAGATGACGCGGGACCAGATCACCGCCCGCCTTGCCGAGCTGCAGCAGAAATACCCGCAGGCCTTCATCGTTGACGCGGAATATACGGAGGTGCCCAGTGGCAGGACCAGAGGCAAGGGTGTGGGCAAATATGCGGAAATCGCTGCCCCCGAGGTGCCACGCGACACGGATTGAGAACCGCCACGGCGGCGGCATCCCCGATGTGCACATTGCCATCGAAGGTGTGAGCTTCTGGGTCGAACTGAAGTCCGCAAATAATGGGCCCCCAGCTCTGCGTCCGCAACAGGCTGCTTGGCATGCCAGACAGGCCTCCTGCGGTGGCCTCTCATACGTGCTCTGCGGTTTTTCCACGTCGCCCTACCTGAAAATCTGGAGGGCCTCTGCGCCCTCTCCTACGAGCTCTGCGGGCATGCTCTGCGGCCCCGCGCTGATCGAGTCCGACAGCATGGCCGAGGCCCTGCGTCTGCTCTTTGCGGATGCTCTGCGGCTGAACGCTGAGCGGAGCTCTGCGGCCCTGCGCTTGGCGGGCGGAACGGAAAAGACCCCCGACGCATAAGCGCCGGGGGCAAGGTGGCCGCGCCCGAGGCGGAAGGGCGCGGCGCGGCAATCAATAATCCAGAGCAATCCCGGTGAATCCGGTGATGCTGGCCACCCTGCGGCGGCGGTCAATGTCCAGTAGCCGAAGGGCCAAGGCCTTGGCGTCAGCATATGACGCGGCCCCGACTTCTTCTGTGTATTCTGCGGCCCGGCCTGCTGGTGTGCAATAACGCACCGTTATTTGATACATCATGCGGGCCCCCTCAATGCTGCACAATCGCGACGGATTTAGGCGAGCGGGTCGCAAGCCCCGCGCAAAGCTTGCAAGCTTCGCAGGTTGTCCGCTTGCCCGCCTCTTTACTGGCCGGGCACATAACTTCGCGGGCAAGGTCGATCTCTGCGACGTCCTGCACCACGCGGAACGTGCGGGCCCCGGCTTGCCAGAATGCCAAGGCCTGCGCGTATGTGTCAGCGCTTTGCATGGCCATATCTGGCCGGAATCCTGCCCGGTGTGTGTATGCGGTCCACCCTGCGGCTTCGCTCAAAAGCGCGTCCCAAACTTCAGACGGCACGGCCCCGGGGTCTCCGTATGTGCCCACGCGCACCATACGGCCCCGCCCCATGTCCGCCGCGCTTTGCTGCACATAAAGGCCGCGCAAGTAAGCTTTCCAGATGGACAAAACACCCTGACCAAGAACGACATAGCATGTCCGCCCCTTGGCTTGCTTTGCGGCCGGGTCCGATGTCGGGATGCCCCGGTGCTGGCA